CGAGCTGTCGATTCGCATCCGCTCGGAACCTACCCCGCTACTTGTTCCACTACTACCCACGAAAAACTGAAGCACAGGATCAGCAGTACCAGTGCTAGTAGAGATTACTGCTTTTCTATAAGTAGTTCCGCCAAGATTTATTAATCCAGTTCTTGATTGAATAGGACCATTTACATCTAGTATTGGGTCAGTAAATGTTAAACTGTCAAAGTTCCCAGGAGACGACGTTCCAATCCCAACATTTCCAGAGCTGTCGATGCGTAGGCGCTCGGCTGCATTAACTGTTACTTCTAAATGATTTCCTGCATGATTATAAGTAAATGCACCAACATCTTCGTCTGCTGTATCACCTAAAAATAAACTGCTTGTCCCGTTAGTTGCGCCTTTAATTGCGACAACAGTGTTAGTTGTATCAGCTACAACTAATTTTCTATTAGGTGTTGTAGTTCCAATCCCAACATTTCCCGAGCTGTCGATTCGCATCCGCTCACTGGAATTTTCATTTTGTATAGTTTCAAATACAAGAGCGGCATCGATTGTTGATGGAGTGCCTGTAAATGCTTGCTCTTTAACAGCTTTAATTTTTGCAGCATCAAAAGCAAAGCCGCCGGTGCGTGCCAAGCCAAAGTTGATACTTACCGAATCAGAGCTGCCGTTGTCTTGTCCATTAGTAAACTTAGCAGCATCAAAATGCCCAGAGGCGTTCTGTTGTACCTCAAATAAACGATCAGGACTCGTAGTGCCAATCCCGACGCGGCCCGAGCTGTCAACAACAATGCGTGACGTTCCAGCAGTTGCAATACCAAACTGATTAGAACCTGGCGAATAAATACCAGTGTCAGTGTCAGATCCTGAATACAAACTGACTGCAGCAGCTGTACCCGCTGGATATGCCAACTTCCCATTAGCACTAAGCAAGCCAGTTACAGCAACCGTTGAATCAAACGTTGCCGCACTCGTTACATCTAACGTTCCAGGTACATCAACGTTGCTCGTAAATTCAACGCCTGATCCGCCAGCATCAGTCTGCAAGAGTTGACGTGCAGTACCGTTTGCGAGCTTGCTGACTGCAATCTCTGCACTAGCGTTAATATCAGCATTAACGATTGCTCCATCAGCAATCATCGTGCTAGTAACACTGCCAGTATCACCAGTTGTTACTACCGTTCCAGTAACATCTGGCAGTGTAATGGTGCGGTCAGCCGTTGGATCGGTAACCGTTAAAGTTGTCTCATAATCATCAGCCGACGAACCTTCAAACACCACATTGGTGCTTGTTCCAAGGTTCAAGTCACCAGTCATTGTGCCGCCAGCTTTTGGCAGCTTTTCAGTGTCAAGCTCTTGAATACCAGCTTGCACATCAGTGGCAACAATGTCACCAGCAGCAATTAGCGAAATATTGCTGGCTGTTTGACCTGCAATTGCATTTGAAACATCAATCAGTGAATACTCAGTTCCTACACCTTGTGACAGCAACATGTCAGGTGGAGCTAAGGCAACTGCAGGTGCCGCACCAGACCCCGTACCACTTGTGTCAACAACAACGTAATGGTTCAGATTTGTCACTGCAGGTGCAGGCAATGCGGCTCCTGCAGAAAATCCAGCGGCTGAACCAGCAGATGTCACACTGCTCATTTGATTAGTGCTGGCGTTGTACGCACCAGCATTCACCAAATTACCGGACAACACTGTTACCGGCACAAAAGCTGAACCAGTGAAGATATAAAGGTCTTGTGTTGTTTCGTCGTAAAAGAACTGACCCTTAAAATCTCCACTGGGAAATATAGTAACGTTATCACTCCCAAGAGCGCCGCCAAACTTGGTGGTTGATTGGTCAGCTAATTTTGCAGCGGTAATTGCGCCAGACGCAATACGACTAGAATTAATTGTTCCAGACGTTAATTTTGCCGCTGAATGGTCAGGAATGTCGGCTGCAGTTAAAACATCTCCTGCGGAAACAACCCCTTTAGAGGTGACTGTAACCTTAGTGTATGTTCCGGCAGTAACTGTGTTGTCTATTGATAAATTACCGCTTGCATCAACAGCAAGACCTTCATTG